ATAAAGCGCCGTACAACATAGCTTGTGGGGCAATCTGCGTCCACAAGTTTTGTTGGTTGCTTGCATCTAATGGCTGAATTTCAGCATAGTAAATAATTTCTACTGGATAAACTGTATCTGGTTTTGGTGCAAAGTTCCAGTTGCTATAATCATAGTCGGCGTAATAAAGTGGTTGGCCGTTACTAGACTCAGCTAAATACTGAGACACATAGTCTTGACTACGTAACAAAATAGGCTCGCCATTGATTTTCATAGAAACCGTTTTACGCCAACGAGACGGCTTATTTAAAATAGTTTGGTTGGTTGCTAAACTGGTTTCTACAACAATCAATTGCAAATAGGTCTTTAACTCAGCCGCGATCGATGATTCTGCCAAAGCAATAAGATTAGGAATTTGCGCAATAAAGTCGGCGTCATCCCGCTCCATGTATTGCTGGATGTTCAGCACTAAACTGTCGTAGGTCATTATTACTGACATAGATTACCTTGTGTAGTAACTGATATTAGGTTGGAAGTAAATTGGTGACTTATCGCGCTCCTCGTCACTGGCTTGCTGGAATGCTTTCTCAGCTTGACCTTCTAAGTACTGGATACGCTGCAAATCAATGCCGGGTAGTTGCATTGCCAAGCTGTGTGATAGTTGTTTTTGTACGCAGTTAATCCAACGATCTGGTACATAGATTTGATTGGTCAATGATCCAACATCTTGCATCTGTACTTCAACAACCAACTGAAACATCTGGAAGTCGTTATTGGGTACTGGCCATAAATACATCGATGGCTCAATCGTACGATCAAACCAATACTGTAATGAACGTACTGATGGGAATTGTTTATTTGGTAAGTTCCAGTAATCATCGCGGTTTAAGCGCGCTAATGGAATTACTTGCTGGCTAGTTGAAAATACAATCTGACGGATTGAGAATGTAGTAGCTACAGTCTCACGCAAACGATAATATAGATAGGGTGGCGTAGTACTGATGTTATAGTATTGCCACTGCTTATCAGTCATGGTAACTGATGGGAATTGCTGAACGGTTGTCCAGTTAATTCCATCGTTAGATACTTCATAAGCAAAGTTATACGTTACTGTTTCGCCAGCTGGTGCGTAAGCATTAAAGCCAACATAAAAAACAGGATTGGAGCCTTGATACTGCAAACCAAAATAGTTTTCGCTAACCGTTGAAGTAGATACCAGTTCAATATTTTGCGCAAATACTGCTGGCGATTCTGGATTGTCAGCAGGGAGGTATTCAGCCGCTGTGGAGTTAATGATATAAACCCAGTTGGCTTCGCGAACGTCGATGGTGGTTTTTGGCAAAACCAATTGTTGCTGCGCTGTTAAAGCACCATACAATTGGTTTTCCAATAGCCACAAATTAACGCCGCGATTGGATAGGTTTTGCAAGTTGTAAAACAATGCTTGCTTAGCTGCTCCAATATACTCAGGCGTAATTTCTTCTGCCGTTCTACCAGCATCACGAAATGCATAGGAAATTAACTGGTCAACATTAATCTGTGTTTGACCAGTTGTATTGCTATAAGCCATGGGTTACTTCTTTCCGCGTTTAATTTTACCGCCTTTTTTAAGCAACATAGCTCTGCCGTCAGGAGTCAATTGTGCGGGTGGTCTTGGAGCTGTACCAACTCCCGGAACGTTAATTGTATTACTTGGCTCTCTGCTCATTCCGGGATCCATATTGACATAGGGTTTGGATGATGAACGAGCAATTCCCGGATCAACATTTTTGCCTGATTTTTGGAATTCACGAAGCTGATTAGCTACATCTTTATCGCTTAATGCACCAGACAATTTGCCATCGGCCATCTTTTTAACTTTGCCACCTGCTTGATAATGACTACCTTCACAAGCCATCTTGACGTTTTGTTTAAAGTCTTTCATGTTATCGTCCTCTTCCGGCCGCGCGCTTAGTCACTTTTTTGGGTAGATTGGGTTTTGCTTTACCAGCTTTAACAAACTCTTTGCCAACTTTTTTAGGAATGCCGATGGTGGACTTACCTTCGGCTGCCGCATACATTGCGCCTAATTGAGCTTTTGATTTGATTGGCATATTAGCAAGCCTTTTTAACTTTACCACCACGCTTTTGTGCAGGCATAGCTGGTTGCATTGTTGGAGCAGCTTGCTGCTGCTGTGGTTGTGGTGCAAATTGTGCTGGATTAGGCGCACCAACACCGCTAACAGCAGCGTTCATTGGGCTTAAGCCAGATAGTTTGCCGGCAATGTAGTTCTTCAAACGACGTGCTGGACCGGCGATCATTTCGCGGGTAGCCATGTTGTCTTGACGGTCTAACGCGTCTTGAGCAGCGTATGGGTCTTTTTGGAAACTAGGTGTGCCGGTCGAATCACCGGCTGCAAACTTTTTTACGCCACCACCCTTCTTATACTTGTTAGGGCCGCCTTTAGCGCCTGATGGGGCCGCAGCTGCTTTGCCAGACTCTTTGCTTTTGATGTAAGGGTCTTTATGGCCAGCGGGCTTGCTCTTTTCTGTAGAGACATCGCTGCCTTTAAAAGCTGGCTTTTCAGAAGCGCGTGAAGGAGCAGCAGCTTTAGCTGGCTTGATGTCTTTTGCTTTTTCGATGCTGTCTAGATCACCAGATTTTTTCTTAGCACCATAAACACCAACTGCGCCGCCGTCTTTATATTTACGAACAGTACCCATTTCTTTTTTAGCGCGACCACCTTTTTTGAGTTTGATCTCAGTTGGCTCTTTGTCGTGCTCAGCTTCATCATGTTGCTTAAATGCTTTTTTGATGAGCTTTTTATCTTGCTCCATATCAGACTTGCTAACTTCGCCGCCTTTTTTCATGGCTTTGCCGCCGTAGCACATCTTTTTAGTTTTGACTGCGCCGTTTTCTTTGAAGCATTGCATTTTGGGTAATTGTTTGAAGCCGTCCATGGTGATTTCCTATAGGTTAAATGGTTAATCGGATTGATCAGATCCTATTAATATTAATGCACAAAAACAACAAAATATGCCCTAAATTGGGCTTAAAAACAATTCTCTTTCTTTTTGCCGACGCGGCTTTAAAACTGGCGGATTACTCCAGTTTAAAAAAGCATCAGCCGCTTTGATGTAGTCTAACTGGTTGATATGCTGGACTACTTCGGAACGTTTAAAATGGTCTGCCCCAATATTAAAGCATAGGCTGTATAGGGCGTCGTATTGGTTCTGGTTAAGGGGTGCCCTTACCGAATCCATTACAGCGGCGTCACACCACTTTAAATCGCTTTTAAATAGGTCTTCTACTTGCTGATCTGTTAAGGTGGCATGCAATAGGTATTGCTCATCGGATTTGATGAGGTGACCCACCCCTATTGTCCAAAGCCCTTTTGAGTCTTTATAGGCCTTGTTACGCTTACCCTCAAAATGGGTAATAAAGTCAAATGTTGATTTTGTAATAGCCACAATTTGTTGTTCCACATTTTGCATTATTGGGGTGTTTTGCAGTACCCAAATTAACGTGCACAACCAAATAGCTAAAAATAGCCTTTTATTCATACAGCTCCTTTTTTAAGGGGATTACTTGGCGTTTAAGAACGCTTGAAGTTCTCTAAGCTGCTGAGCTACTTTGAGGTATTTGGAGTTGTTTTCAGCTGCGACGCTGAGGATGGTAGCAAGGTCAAGGGAGGTGGGGGCGCCATCAAGGCTGCTGGGGGCTGAGGCTTGACCAGTTGCACTTGCGTTGTACAACCTAACATAAGCATTAGGAATAGCACAAGTACCGTTGTTATTAAAACGTACCGTACTAGAAATTTGTTGCTGAAGACTGGCATTGACATAACCCAGTTGTTCAACTTGCTTAACGTAATCTGCAACCAGACGGTCGCCTTGTTGTTGTATATCATTGACTTTTTGCTCCGCTTCTAAATTGGACTTTTCTATTTTAGCAATATAGTAGTCCGATGTCCAGCTATATGCTCCATATCCAGCAATTACGCCAGACAAGCCAGCCACAATGAGGTAGATGTAAATACCACCAGCTAGGCTGGTGAGGTTAGTTAGGAGGGTTTTCCACATGGGGTTCGGTGTCCTTCTTGAGCATCACAGCCGCGCCATGGGCGCCAGCGATGATGCCAACTGCTTCAGCAAAGTCTTTAAGGGCTGGCATGTTGTTTTCAATCATTTCATAGCCAGCGCCAAACATGACTGCAAGGAGTGAGAGCATCCAAGACCAACGGCCAATGTCGTGGGTTTTATTATCCTCACCGGTAAGCAGATCATTAAAGATCTTGCTGACTCGTTTCATTTGTTCAAAAAGCCTTGAAACAGATTGGCCAGAATGGCGCCTAAAAGAGCCGCAGCACCGCCGATGCCGAGTAGCAATCTCCAACCACCATGAGCCTCAGATAAGGTCTTCTGGATGGCTTGGATGCACTCCTTGATCTCTTTCATCTCCTGAATCATCTTGTCCATGTCGGCTTGTAGGTGCTCAATATCATTAGCATGGGTGGCAAGCTCCCTTGCCGTAGTGATTGGGTCCATCTCGTTCATTGTTTATTTACCTTGCAGTTTACGAGCCTGTTCTCTAGCAAAACGAATAACTGGAGGCACATTGGCATCATCTTCAACAGCGGGGGCTGGAGTTGGGGTTGGCTGGACTACTACGGGTGCTGGCTCGGGTGTTGGAGCAGGAGCCGCCTCAGTGGCTTTGAGCACATCTAACTCGGCTTGGATGGATGCAAGGAGATTTTCAGTAAGGGACATAGTGGTTTCCTATTAAGCTGCTGTTTGTGTTGCCCAAGGAAGTGGTGTGTTCTGTGGGCTTACTGGTGGGTTTACGATTGAGGCAATTTGACCGTCAATGTTGGCGTAATAGTTAGCTTGATTGTCAGTAGCTTCGTTAATCCAGCCCAATACAATAGCTTCGGTTAAGTTAGCGTAAGGAATAAAGCCTGACTCTTTGGCTTCTTGGGCAAATTGGATGTTGCCGTCAATAGAGGCAGTATGCGTACCATCTGTGCCAGATACAGTAAAGAGCACATTAACCACATAATCAGGGTTAGGTGTGTTTAGTGTGTACATCGAGTTGATGGTAGTTGTATATGTTGTTGTCATTATTTACTCGCTAATTGTTGTTTAAGAGAATCTACTTCTGTTTTGAGTTTTTTACCTTTATTCCATGCTGAAATACCTAAAACCCTGTAAGCATGAAGTCCATTTTCTGATACTGTAACCCATTCAAGATTATCAAGATGATTGTTTAGCTTATTGCCATCCTTATGATTTACTTGTGGTTTATTTGATTCATTTGCAATAAAAGCCCTTGCTACTAGTCTGTGAACTGTTTGATTGCTTTTTACACCATCAACACAAAAACTAACAATGTAATAACCTGACTTGCTTTTACCTTGTTTTAAGACTTTTTGTGGCGATTTACGCAAGCCAGTATTTAGGCGGTTATTTACCATGCGTTCAATAGACCGCACATTACCTAAATTGCTGACTTCGTAATGGGTTTCGTAACCAGCGCAAGGATGCCAAATTTCAATCATAAACCAGCCTTTGTTAATCTTGCTTGTAAATCAGTAATTAAAGCCTGTTGCTCTTGAATGGCTGCGGTCAATGTAGCAACAAGGAATGAAGTATCTACACCTTGATATTTAGGTGTACCATCTTCATTAACAGCATCTTTTTCGCCATCTACTGCTTGTGGGCAAACTTCTGCTAATTCATGCGCCACAAAACCA